TGCGCACCTATGCCGGCGGTCCGGCTGGTCTGCTGTTGACCACGACGATCGTGGTTGCGGCCGATCCGAGCCTCCTGATTCCCACTCTCGCGGAGACCAATGCCGTGATTCCGGCCGGAAAATTGCTACCCGTCGATTTGTATGCCTATCAGAACACGTCACCGTCATGGTCGCTGGGCCTGCAGGACGACGCCGGCAACCCCGTCGACGTGGCAGGCAAATCGCTCAGCCTGGCGATGTGGTTCAAGTATGGTCGGGCCTCGGCCGCCACGCTCACCACCGCCGCCGGCGGCGGCCTGACGATCGGCGGTGCGAGCAACAACCAGATCACCGTCTCGCCGCCGCTGGCGTTCACGGCCTACCCCGCCGAATACTGCTGGGACCTCCGCGACACGACGGACGGCTCCGTGCTGGCGGTCGGCACGCTGGAGGTGGCGTTTGCCGGGTAAGCCGCCGCGGCCCTGCCCGACCCTCGGCTGCCACGGCCTCTGGGACGGACGCCGGTGCACGGTCTGCGGCGCAAAAGCATCGCGGGCACTGGCCGCTGCGCAACGCACGGACAGGCCACGCTGGTATGCGGTGGCGAGACGCTGGTATACGTCCGCCCGCTGGCTCCGGGCACGCCGGGCGCTGCTGGCCCGCGAACCGGTCTGCCGCCAATGTGCGGCGCATGGCGAGACGAGCGCGGCCGAGGTGGTGGACCACATCACCCCGCACCGCGGCGATTACACCCTGTTTTGGGACCCCGAAAACTGGCAACCCCTGTGCAAACCCTGTCACGATTGCAAGACCGCCCTGGAGGTCCACGGCCCCCAAGTCCTTACCCCGCCCCATCTTGCCCCGGGGTAGGGGGTCCATTTTCCTCGCCGCCCCGCGCCTCGGACCGTGGCCCAAAGCGTTGTCTTTCTCGGCGGGTTTTGGGTGGGGGGGTTATAGGATGGGGGGTAAGCAAAGATGGGTAAGCGCGGACCAAAGCCAACACCCAGCGCGACGCGAAAACTGCGGGGCACCTACCGTGCGGACCGACGGCGGGGCGAACCGGTTGCCGCCGCCGGCGCGCGGGTGCCGGCCTGGCTGGATGATCGGTCGCGGAAATACTGGCATCAGATTTCGCCCCTGCTGGAGGATGCCGGCGTGCTGACCGTGCTGGACCAGGTGGCCCTGGGTCTGCTCTGCAAGGCGATCACGGATTACCTGCTGGCCTGCGAGATCGTCGAGGCGGCGGCCGGCCAGGTCAAGGAGGACGACCGGGGCAATCTCATGCCCGCCATGCGGTTCGTGACGGTCACCGACAAGGGCAACCTGATCCAGCACCCGGGGGTGGGAGTGATGAACCGGGCCTGGGAGCGCGTGGTCAAGCTGCTGCGGGAGTTCGGCATGACGCCCTCGGCCCGGGCCTCGATCCACGTGGACGGGGCCGAGCCCGAGGACCAACTGCTATCCATGATTCGCGAGCACTATGCCGCACCAAAAAAATAACCCGACGCGGGCCCGGCCCGAGGTGGATCCACGGCTAGACGCCTACGTCGACGGCGTGGTGCAGGGCACGATCGTCGTGGGCCGGCTCACCCGCCTGGCCATCCAGCGGTTCCTGGCGGATCTCGCGCGGGCCGAGGATGCCAATTGGGGATACCATTTCGATCGCGACGAGGCCCGCTTTGCGATTGCCTTCGTGGAGTCCCTCCGCCATTCGACCGGCGAATGGGCCGGGCAGCAGCTCGTGCTCAGCCCGTGGCAGGTCTTTATCGCGGCGATGCTATTCGGCTGGAAGAAGACCGACGGCAGCCGGCGATTCCGCATCGCCTATATCGAAGTGGGCCGCAAGAACGGAAAGTCCACGTTCGCCTCGGCGATCGGGCTGAAGTTGTTCGTTGCCGACGGCGAGCAGGGCGCGCAGGTCTACACGTGTGCCACGAAGTTGGCGCAGGCGAAAATCGTCCACGAAGAGAGCAAGCGGATGGTCCGCAGGTGCCCGGCGCTGCGGAAGATCGTGGATATCTGCCGCGACTGCCTTTCGATCCTTGCGACCAACAGCATCTACAAACCGCTGGGCAAAGACGGGGGAACCGAGGACGGGCTCTCCGTAAGCGGTGCGATCGTCGACGAGCTGCACGCGCATCCCAACCGCGAGCTGTTCGACGTGATCGACACGGCCACGGGCGCGCGGCGCAATCCGTTGATCCTGCTCATCACCACGGCTGGCGATGGCAACGAGCGCGAGGGGATCTGCTGGGAACTGAGAACCTACACGATCAAGGTCCTGGAAGGCATCGTCGCGGACGAGACCTGGTTCGGCGTGATCTATGCCCTGGATGAGGCCACGTTCGACGGGGAGGGCGACGCCCTCCTGCCGGAGGACGATTGGACCGACGAGCGGGTCTGGCCCAAGGCCAATCCCAACCTGGGCGTCTCGGTGAAGCTGGACGACCTCCAGCGCAAGGCGGCCCGGGCCGTCGAGACGCCGGCGGCGCAGGTCAACTTCCGCCGCAAGCACTTGAACCAGTGGCTCGGGTCGCTCAAGAGCTGGCTGCCGCCGGCACTCTGGCAGGCCAATAGCGGGGCGGAGGCCTGGTACGGCCGCGAGGGCCTGCTGCCGGAGATCCGCGATCGCTACCGCGGCCGGCCCTGCTGGGTCGGCATGGACCTGGCCAGCGTCGAGGACCTGACCGGCGCCGTGTTCGTCTTCAAGAGCGATGACGGTTATCTCGACCTGTTCCCGTTTTGCTGGTGTCCGAAGGAATCGGCCCTGCGGCGGGCCCAGAATAAGCGGGCGCCCTACCTGATCTGGGAGCGGCAGCGTCAGATCTTCTTGACCGACGGCGACTCGGTCGATTACGACGCCATCCGGGCCCTTTTACGCGAGGCCCGCGACGCCTGGGGCTGGGATGTGGCGGAGATCGCCTGCGACCCCTGGAACGCCCGGCAGATCCTCACGAAGCTGCATGACGACGACGACTTCCGCGTTTTCGAGCATCGCCAGGGGTTCGTCAGCATGAATGACCCCATGAAGCAAACCCAGAAGGCCCTCCTGGACCGCAAGATCCGCCACGGTGGCCACCAGGCCCTGGCCTGGTGCGTCTCCAACGTGGTCACCGAGAGCGATCACGCTGGCAACCTCAAGATGAACAAAGAGAAGTCGGCCGAGAAGATCGACCTGGCCTGCGCCGCGGTGATGGGCATCGGCCGGGCCCTGCTGGACGACGGGCCGTCCGACTCCCAACTGATCGTCGTGTAGCGGGACTCGTGAGAGTTCCGCGGCCCACGTAGCGGGATTCGCGAGAATTCCGCCCATTTCGGAACTCTCACGAGTTCCGCCACGAACATTTCCCGAGAAACGAACGATGAACCGACCGACAAAACACCGCCTCTTTCTGGCGTCCCTCGGCATCCTGGCCGACCTGGCGATCGCCGGCGGCCTGCTGATGCTGATCGGCGGCCTGGCCATGATCTATGTACCGCTGGCCGTCACCGCCGCCGGGGCCTCGGTGGTCCTGCTGGGCGTGCTGGTGGAACGCACCCGGCAGCGGGCCGATCGGCGGAAGAGAATCTTAGATGGAGAGGACGACCGTGGGAATCGCTAACGAGCTCGTGAATCTCTTCGCCCGCCGGTCGATCGAGAACCCGTCGACGCCGCTGTCCGACCCCGACGCCTGGCTCTTGGACCTGGCCGGCGGCATGTCCAGCTCGGGCATGCGGATCAACCGCCAGACGATGATGAGCTACGCCGCCATCTGGCGGTGCATGAACCTGATCGCCGGCTACGTGGGCCGCACGCCCTGCAACGTGATGGAGAACCTCGAAGGCGGCGGCCAGTCGATCGACCGCTTCCACGTGGCCCAGAAGCTCGTCCGCCGCAAGCCCAACCCCTACATGACGCAGCTTACGGCCCGCGTCACGATGCAGGCCCACGTGCTGGCCCACGGCAACTGCTACGGCTACATCTTCCGCGACGGCTCCGGCCGGCCCACGGAGATCCTGCCGCTTTTGCCCACCGAAACCTATCCCATGCGGGTCAACGGCGTGCTGAAATACGTCACCACGATCCACATGAACGATGACAAGAATGAGTGCGAGCAGCGCAAGCTGGACGCCTCGAACGTGCTGCACGTCAAGGGCCTGGGCTACGACGGCCTGGTCGGCTACAGCGTGATCGACCTGGCCCGCGATTCCTTCGGCCTGGGCATGGCGGCGTCGAAGTATCAATCGAAGTATTTTTCCAACAACGCCGAGCCGCGGGTCATCATCGAGCATCCGGCCGACATGAAGATCACTGCGCAGAACGAATTCCTGCGGCAGTGGAACGCCATGCACGCCGGCCTGGAGAATTCCCACAAAACCGCCATCCTGACCCAGGGCGCGAAGGTCAACCCCTTCTCGCTGCGGCCGAAGGACGGCGAGCTGATCTCCACCAGGTCGTTCGAGAATAAGGAGATCGCGTTGTGGTTCGGCGTGCCGCCCCACAAAGTGGGCGACGCGGGCAACGCCAGCTACAACTCCTTGGAGCAAGAGAATCAGTCGCTCCTGGACGAGACGCTGGATTTCTGGTTCACCGCCTGGGAGGAAGAGTATGACGACAAGCTCTTGACCGAGCAGGAGAAAACCAGCGGCATGCGTCAGTGCCTCTTCGATCGCCGGGCCCTGGTCCGCGCCAACCTGGCGGCCCGCGTCTCTTACTATCACTGGGGCCTGCAGGACGGCTGGCTGTCGCGCGACGAGGTCCGCCAGGACGACGGCCGCAACCCGATCCCCGATGGCGAGGGCAAGAAATTCCTCGTGGCGTTGAACATGGGCGAGGCCGGTGGCGGTAGCGGAACTGGTGACAGTTCCGCAACTGGGGAAGAAGATCCGCTGGCGAAAGAACAAAAGGCCCGCCGCGAGGCGAAAAAGAAGGCCGGCAAGAATCTCCGAACGACGCTGGGAGCCTTTTGCAGCGATGCGGGCCGCCGCGTCGTGACGCGCCTGGTGAACGAGGGCCGCCGGGCCGCCAAGCGGTCCCAGTCCCTGGCGTGGATTCAGAACGAAGAGAGCCGCGCCGCGATTACCGAAATGCTCGTCGGACCGGCCAGCCTCTCGGCCGCCGAGCGCGGCCTGGACGCCCATCAGCACCTCGTCGAAACGGTCGAGGCGATCTTCAGCTCGTTGCGCACTGCGTTGGAAGGCGCCG